GCTGCTCAAAGCCATGGGCAACGATTTCAGGATGAGGTTTGTTTTCCAGTTTGATGGGGCCAGCCGCACCGGGCGTTTCGCCGGGCGGCGGTTCCAGCCGCAAAACCTGACGAGCCTTCACGCTCTGGCCGACTTCCCGGAAGTCTTGGCAATCCTCAATGAAGCGATTCGCGAAGACGATCTCGAATTCCTCGAAGTCCTCATTTCGGAGCCGCTAGATGCACTAGCTGGTCTGGTCCGCTCGTCGGTCCATGCGACCGAGGGTAAACATCTGGTCGTCTGCGATCTTAGTTCCATCGAGTCGGTGACTATTGGTTGGGTGACAGATTGCCAGCGTTTGTTGAACGTCTTCAGGGAAGGCAAAGACGCCTATAAGGACTTTGCGACTGAGCTCTACAACGTAGCTTACGAGGCCGTGACCAAGCTTCAGCGCAAGCAGGCGAAACCGGCTACGCTGGGCGCTGGATACCGTTTGGGCGGCGGCGATTTGATTGACGGCAGGAAAACCGGGTTGTGGGGATATGCAGAGAACATGGGTATCGAGATGACGAGGAAAGAGTCGCACAAGAACGTTGCTACTTTCCGGCGCGTTTACCTTGAAATCCCGCAGACATGGTATGCTCTCGAAGACGCGATCAAACACACCATTCGAACCGGCAGGCCAACGAAAGCAGCTAAGTGCGTCTTCAGGATCGTGAAGTCTGAACGCGTAAATAAGTCCAAGTTTCTTGTGTGTGAACTGCCTTCCGGGCGGTGCATCTACTACCATAAACCGATCATCCGGAAGCGTCCGTTTGTCTTCACCGACAAAGAGACCGGAGAACGCAAAAAGATCATCAAAGATGCGATCATCTACATGGGCAAACAACAAAACGGTCGTGAGTGGGTCCGTATCGAGAGCCACGGGGGTAAGTTTATCGAGAACATCGTGCAGGCTATCGCCCGTGACATACTGCGTGAAGGCATGATCCGGGCGCATCGAGCAGGCTTCAACATCATCGGCCATGTCCACGACGAAATTATCTGCGAGGAAGCGGCTAACGACAACGACCACAACCTTGAGCGCTTGCGTGCTCAAATGATCGCACCTATCAACTGGTGTGCCGACATGCCGCTCAACGCTGCCGGGCATACTTCGGACTTTTACAGGAAGGACTAGCAATGAGGCTTTGGTATCACCCGGAGAGCGACAACTTATTCTGGGACGAAGAGTGGCCAGACGACGGACAATGCGATGACGTGACGCACGAGCCGAAGATGCGTAATGCTGCGCTCGAACGGCACGGCAGAGAACCACCAAACGCCCCGCCCGTCGAAGCTGGCGACGTGACTATTACGGCGGAAGTAACTTCTAATGTCGCCACAGGGGGTGTAGCCGCTGCGATCATTGCGTCCTACAAGAAGTGGGAGCGCAAACCTGCCGATCTTTACCCCACGCCTGTTGACGCTACAGAGGCGCTCATACCTCTGCTCAAGGCGATGAAGCGCCCGGACGGTAAACCCATCAAGCGTATTTGGGAACCGGCTTGCGGCGACGGCAGGCTTTCTCGCGTGCTTGAGTGGCACGGCTTTGAAGTGGTTTCGACCGATTTGCGCGAATATCCCGGATACGGAATCGGTGGGCTGGATTTCATAACCGAAGACCAGATGGAAAAATGGGGTTGGGATATCGGGGACGTTGACGCGATCATTACAAACCCGCCTTTCAGTCTGGCCGAAGAATTTATTCGCAAAGCCCGTTCGATAACACCGAATGTCATTATGCTCCTGAAGCAGACATACTGGAACGTCAAAGGGCGGGGCGAGGGGCTTTGGATTGATGAGACGCCGAGCATTGAGTTGAAGCTGACATGGCGGCTAGCATTCTTGAAGAAAGAGCGCGGTAATTCGCCCCTAATGGACTGCATGTGGGCCGTTTGGACGGCGGACCATATTGCGGAAGATGCTCAAGGCCGGGGATACTGCGTCACCGAACCGCTGCATAAGCGTGAATACCCCGGCTACGCTGGGATCGGGCTGAAACCCGCCATGCAAGTGCTCGAAGGTGAACTTGACGAACTGACGAAGTTGCTTCGGGGCACAACATAATGGATTACTACAACGAGAACGACCCGTATTGCGTAGAAGTCTTGAAAAACCTAATAGGTTTAGGCGTCATAGCAGATGGTTTTATTGATAGCCGATCTATTAAAGATGTTGAGACTAGGGACTTACAAGGCTACAGAAACTGCCACTTTTTCGCGGGGATTGGAATTTGGCCGTATGCTGTTCGTGCGTCTGGGTTAGAAGAATGCGTTACAAACATCTGGACAGGAAGCTGCCCTTGCCAGCCTTTCACTAATAGCGGAAAACGATTGGGGTTTGATGATGAAAGACACTTGTGGCCCGATTGGTTTGAGAAAACTCAAGAGTGCCGACCTGCAATACTACTTGGAGAGCAGACTGCGGACTCGCTTGATTGGCTCGATCTCGTATCGAGTGATCTCGAAAGAGCGGATTACGCCTTTGGGGCGGCGGATTTATGCGCTGCGGGCTTCGGCGCTTTTCACATACGGAACCGGAATTACTTCGCAGGGTTTGATGTGTTTGCCGACACCATTTGCTTCCGAAAAGAAGGATATTGCCCGTCCTATTCCGCTCGCAAAAACAGACAAAGGTGGGAGAATAGCGCGGCGGATTTGCGCTACGTCACAAATCGCGCTTTCGTATCCCGAGGTAGTTGGAGCAAACCCTTGCTTCGTAAGGGAATTGATGCGGATACCTTCGATTTGGGATCATTGCACGCCTACGGTAACGCGCTTGACGCAGAAACAGCAATCGCATTTTGTGAATCAGTCGCACAGACCTTGTTCGGTGGAGACGGCTATAGCGGGCTTGTGTGATGAAATTGACGAACTGACGAAGTTACTTCGCAATGGCTAAGAGACAACCTGAAGGCAAGATCAAGGATGAATGCCGCAAGCTCGCAGAGAGGCACAATCTCCTTTTCTGGCAGATTGAAGGCAAGCAAAGAAATGGCGTCCCGGACACCCTCGCCGGTCGTGTCAAGGGCGGTTGCATACTGATCGAGTTCAAGGTTCCCGGCAAGCAACCAACGGAACAACAATGGCTGAGAATTTACGAACTAAGGAAGGCCGGACAAGAGGCATGGTGGTGTGATTCCGTCACCACTTACCGGCGACTCGTTGGTCTTGAACCGGGAGGCTTTGTAGTGCGATACCCAGATCACGTCAGAGAACTGCTTAATCTTGGAACGGTAGTGAGCGATTTATGAGCGGGATGCTTTCGGTTTTTCTGGGCCGCTACAAACTGGTGGAGTTGGGCAGGCAGAACTTACACCGCTACCAACGCAAAGCGGTCGACTTTATTTTCGAGCGGCCCTTTTCAGCTCTGTTTCTCGATGTTGGGATGGGTAAATGCGCGATCATATTGACCCTGATCGCCAACTTAATACTTCGAGGTTCGTTTCAAGGGCCGGTTCTCGTGGTAGCTCCACTGCGGGTTGCCCGTGCCACATGGCCCACAGAAATCCGGTTATGGAAGCAGTCAGCCGGTCTGGACTTCACGCTGATCCGGGCGGAAGACAGCGATCCCGACATTCATGCGATCTACAGGGAAGCATATGCCCGACGCTACGAGAAAGAGCGAGCTGCCGGAGAAGAGCCAAAGGTGGCCGCGCGGTATGCGGCACGCTATGCCGCCCCGTTTCGCTTGAGGGCCAAAGAACTGAAGCGCCAGCGGCAGACCCTCAACCGCAAAGCCGACATACACATAATCAACATCGAAGCCCTTCAGTGGCTCGTCGATTTCTGGGAACACAGAGGCTGCACGACCGGGCAGACGTGGCCCTACAAAATGGTCGTTTTGGACGAGAGCAGCAAATTTAAGGATCATACAACGAACAGGTTTAAGGCCCTGAGTAAATGCCTACCTCGCATCAAGCGGCTGCATCAATTGACCGCTAGTCCAGCGACAGAAGGATATGAGCAACTTTTTGCGCAGATATTCTTACTGGATCGCGGCGAACGCTTAGGCCGGTCCATAACCGCTTATCGGCAGAAGTATTTCCACAAGATCGACTTGAGGACTGGTCAAGTTAATCCCCGGTCGAAGTATGGCAAATGGGTGCTCAAGAAAGGCGCGGATGAAGCAATAGGCGAGAAGATTGCAGACATCTGCCTAGTGATGAAGCAGGAAGACCACAAAGATGAGTTAGGTGATCTTGAGTGGCAGTCTTTGAAGCGGCCTATTGTGCTCGATCCGACGCTTATGAAGAATATCGAGGACTTCCAGAAGACCTTCATCTTAAAACTCGATGATATCCGGATTGAAGCACTCAATTCCGCCGCACTTTTCAATAAGCTCCTGCAAGCGACTTCCGGCGCGGTCTACGACGAGGAACGCAACGTGGTGCCCGTCCACAACGAGAAGATTGAGGCGCTTCGGGAGCTGAAAGACGAGCTGCAAGGCAAGCCCCTTCTTGTGGGTTACTGGTTTCAATCCAGCAAGGATCGGCTGCGTAAAGCCTTCCCGGAAATGGTCTTCATGGATAAGGCAGGCAGGGCTGTCGATAAGTGGAACCGGGGCGAAATCGGCTTATTGGGTATGCAGGCAGCAGGCACGGCTCACGGCTTGAATATGCAGAAGGGGCCGGGTCACGATCTCTGCTGGTTCGATCTCTGCTGGTCCGCCGAGCTTTACGAGCAGATGATCGGTCGGTTGGCTAGGCAGGGGCAGAGGAATATAACCAGAGTCCATCATCTGCTTTGCCTTGGCACCGCAGACGAGATCGTCTATCAGTGCCTGCAAGACAAACAGGAAGGGCAGCGCCGCTTGTTTGAATATATCCGCGCAGCGAGGGCGCGAATGGAAAGGATCGCAGCATGAAAAAGTGGAAGCTGAAACGGGATACGTATGCTGCGCTCGATCCGAGCGGTATGCACGTCAGCTCGTTGTGGCAGATACCGCAAGACGATGGGCGCAAGCTCAAACAAGTCGCTCAACCGGGCGACCCATGGATAGCTCAGCTATTCTACGGAGACTGCAACTCGATACACGCGGAGTTTATCACATGGGCACAAGGCGAAACCGCAGACGCCGCCGTCGAGAACGCATTGCTGAAGTCGCGAGGGTTAGAAGGGCAATATCGCAAGCTTGCTGCCGAATCCGAAATACTAAGGAAGTTACTTCGTCATGTTAGAGGAAAAGCTAAAGCGGCTTGATACGGAAGTGTTTTTGCTACGCTACGCACTTTGGGTAGTTCAGACGACTCCTAGAGAACGAGCCATCTACTACAACAGGCGATCAAGGAAACATTATCGTGCCCGGTAAGTATGTCCCCAAACAGGCAAAAGAGGATGACACGCGCGCTCGGCGGGGCAGACCGCCGCACGAGAAGAATCTCGATCAAGCGGAGATTATCGAAACAGGATCAGCGACGATGACTCAACTCGCGCACATGTTTCAGACAGACACTAAGACTATGCCTAAGCGTATTCGAGGCATACAGTCGACAGGTAAGAACCGACGCGGGCACAAAGTTTATTCGATACGCGAGGTCGCATCACGAATTGTGCGTCCCGGATACGAGATTGAAGAGTATATCCGTCAGATGTCGCCACAGGAGCTACCGCCGCTCTTGTCGAAGGAATACTGGAACGGGCAGAACGCCCGAGTCAAATTCGAAGAGACGATGGGCAACCTCTGGCCGACCGAGAAAGTGATCGAAGCTTTCAGTGCCGGTTTGGCGGCTTTGCGGATGACGATTCTGTTGATACAAGATACGGTTGAGCGCGAGCGATCCTTGAACGAAGAGCAACGAGAGATCGTTCAGCGCGTTATGGATTCAGCCATCAACGACTGCCGCGAGGCGATACAAGAGAAGATGAAGGACTTAGGCAGTGCTCACCAGCTTGAAGGCGACAGCGGAATGCCGGGACTCGAAGGGCCGAGTGGTGCCGAGAGTGACGGATTCGGAATTTCTGAAGCCGAGAGTGACGAAGAAGAAGATATCGGGATTTGACACCCTCTATCAACTGCTAGCGAACGTCGCGCAGAAGGCTCTGGTCACACCCAGCCGGAAAACTGTATCCGAGTGGGCCGCTGAATACCGCTACATCAATCAGCCGGGAGCCTACGTAGGCCACTGGAAGAATGAGACCGTCCCCTACATGGTCGAACCCATGGACACCCTGAGTTCGACTAAATACCGCCACATGATATTCGTGGGTCCCGCTCAGTGTGCGAAGACGGACGGCCTGATTATCAATTGGACCGGGCACAGCATCACGACCGATCCGCAAGACATGATGATCTATTCGCCTACGTTCACGGCGGCTCGCGACTTCTCGATGCGACGCATCGACCGGCTGCAACGTCACACGCCTGAAGTCGGAGCTGAGCTGACGCGGGCAGCAGACTCAGACAACAAATTCGATAAACATTATCAGACAGGCATGATGCTCACGCTCAGTTATCCGAGCGTGACGGAACTCGCTGGTCGTCCGGTCGGTCGCATCGCCATGACTGATTACGACCGTATGCCGGA